CAGCTGCTACTGCTGCGGCTGCAACACTTCCTGCTAATACTGCTGGTGCGCCAACTGTTCCGGGTGCAACAGCTGTTGCTGCTGAAGACATCGGCACCCCAATTGCTGCTACTCCAGCAATTACGCCCGAAGAAGTTCAAGCTCAAATAAGAAGACCTCGCACACGAGCAGCCGCGAGAAGAGAACAAATGGAACGAAATGTGGCTGAACAAGCAGCTTCTGTAGGTAACATCACTGTTATCAATAACAACACTAACGCACCTACAAGCGTCAGCAATCAGACAATGATGGGCGGTGATATGTCTCTACCTTCTCCTACTCAGTCAAACGGTACGCGCGCAGACGCTTACGCGGGAGCATAAAAAAAGGGCGCCGAAGCGCCCTTTTCGTTTCAGACAGTTTAGTCTTCAGCAGCGAGTTTCGCAAAGTAAGACAGAGTATCTTCCTCTTCCATATCATCACCAGTATCAGTAGCAGGCGGTAGAGTAGGCTCTGCAGACTTGACTGGTGCAGGTGCTTGCACAGTGTCCATCGACACTTCTTGACGAACTGTACGAGGAGCAGACTCACCGAGCACCAATGCAAGCCGGGCTTTCAGTTCATCATAGGACTTGTAGTTTGCAGGATCGGTAAACTCATTCAGATCGTGCAGTTGCTCGTAAATCTGCTCAAGCTCAGAGTCGTCACCACCAGCAAGAGGCGCAGGTGATGCAAACTCAGACTTGTCGTAATTACGATAACCTTCGACATTACGAATCTTCAGCTTGAAAGACGCACCTTCCCAGAAGTCAAAGGGATTGACAGGTGCTTCGTCAGCAAACTGAGGCTGCATGACATCCATGATCTTGTCAAAGATTTTCTTACCAAAAGTGAAAAGAAAAACTTTGCCTTCGTTTGCAGGATTTGCAGGATCAGACTCGACAAGAACATTTGCAACATAGTGCAGACGACGCTTGCGGTCGCGAGCAATGTTCTTGTCATCTTCATTACCACTGTTCCAAAGCTTAGAGTTTGCTTCAGAGACAGGATCTTGTTGACCGATAGAAGTCAGCGAACGCTCAATGTACCATTGACCAGTCGGACCTTTGAAGCCGTGATCCCAGTAACGAACCCAGGGCAGTTCATTACCTTCAGCAGCGGGAAGAAAACGAAGAACAGCATAGCCGTTGCCAGCTTTATCGACAGTGGGCTTCCATTGACGCTCGTCAACGTAAGACTTGGTGTCTTTGGGTCCATTGTCTGCGCTTGCAGCAGATACTAGATCGGAGATAGAGTTGCGATTACGCTTGAGATTTGCAAAAGACATATGTATGTTTCCTTGTATGTACACAAAAGATAGCTTTGTGTTTCTTTTTATATTCAGAGTATTTTAGTTTTGTCCACTTGATGCATAATATAGTCTTGTAGTATAACAAATAAGACTCTAAATTTCAAGAGTCTTTGTACAACCAAGTTATCGAAGATTTTCTCCATCCACGAGTAACTTTGGTTACTTCGTGATAAGTCGAAGAATTAAAAATTATCGACTCACCTATATTTAGCTTAGGAATTGATTTTCCTCTGTGTATTTTATCATCGCGCTGATGATATATCAATAAGTCTCCTCCTTCTAAATCATCTGATCGATCTAAAAGAGTGATAAGACTTAATTCCCTTTGAGGGGCATGTTTACTATAATCTTTGTGCTTCATGAAAAACTCGCCTACTTCATATAACAGAATATCCATTTGTGAAATTCTATATTCTGGATATAAAAGTCTAGTGTCTAACATAATATCTTTATAAATTGGATGACCTGTGGGTAGATGTTTTATATGAGTTTTTCTACTTTTATGATTGACACTGGAAGCGCCTTCTTTACCATAAACACCAGCATCTTCATAAGGAAATTCAGTATTTCTCAGTTCTTCAATACTAGACCAAGAAAAGACGATTCTTTTTTCATAAGTTCCAAGTTCCATTATTCAAACGGTAACTCGTTTCTTTTTGGAATGAAATTAAGTTTCATAGCTTCTACTTCAATTTTATTTTTAATGGGTTCCGAAATGTATTTTTTAATATCTTGCTCATCAAGATTATTCTGCTCACAGAAATATAAAATGGCATCAATGTAACCAAATTGTTTATAAGAGACCAGTTCTTCTATATGTTTAGAGAACTTGGTCTTCGTCATCATTAATCCTGTGATTGACATTCTAACTCCTTTGTCCAGATTTTATGAATATCGGGATAGTAAACACCGACGTTTCTTTTCACTACCCCATATTTATCATACGCCAAAGAAGAGCATACAGGCATAATTTTGTTTTCTCTTTTCTCTCCATAATGAGAATCTAGCCAGACACCAGACTTCAAATAAATCTGCATATTGTAAACATAAACTTGAGCAATCGTCTGTTCTCTAGTCGCCGTTTCATTCTTTTTAAAAGAAGAAAGATATTTTTTCCACGCTTCTAGCCAAACTTTGACCTTCGAAGGATGAAGATGATGATCATCTTCTAGTTCACTTAAGGAAGGATGGATCGGTGCTTCGTATACCATAGACTCGCGAAGTTTTTCAACGTCTCGTATCATGTCAAGCAATTCTTTTTTGAACTGCTCTTTAACACGATCAGGCATGAAACCAAGTCTGTACGCTTTCCAGCCGTTTTTACCTATCGTAGCTAGGTATACGTCAGGAATACGAATCGCTTGCTCATAAAGACCCCAGCCGCTTATGTCGCGAATCCACTTCTTGGTAGAATGAAGATACTCTTTGTCTGTAACTTCAGTATGGACAAAAGCATCACATTCTAGCCAAGCAGCAATCTGTTCATCTTCAGTCTTTGCTTGCTGGAGTTTTTTCCAGTCAGGCGCAGGCGTCAGAGTCTTCTTTGGGCGAGGTGTGAACTTCTTTCGCTTAGTTGTATTCTTCGGCATAAATGTCCTCAAGCCACCATTTTTCATGGGCTGCATTTTCAGCAATTTCTTCTGCATCTTTAAGGCAATAAATGCCCTTTGTTATTTTAGATACGAACTTGCCATCAGAATAAATTTCGACGAAGTAAGACTTATCTTTGCCTTGCATAACAAGGGCTTCAATCTGACTGTCGTCTGACCAATAACTGCTGACTTCAATCGCAGGCTCTGGCTTATTGACACCAAAGATGCGATCCCAGTTCTCGTCAAATGTCTTCTGATCTACTGATAAAGGTCTCGGTTTGCTTCCCTTTCCGCTCATATTCTTTCCACCATTCAGGTTTATCTCGTTTAGTCCACTTTGCAAATGGGCGTTTATCTTCCCAGTAAAATTGTCGATAAGAAGTTAATGAATCGTCTTCAACAATGCAATGAGGATACTGCGCCATAGCAGGAGTTGGTTGTGTAAAACCAATCGACTTCAAGTTTGCAGGAGGAAACAGCAGATAATACTCAAGCTTGTGAAACGATTCATGAACGCGACCATATCTATACTGGTATTCGCTTGCAAGTGCGACCCATAAGTTTTGAAGCCAATTGTAGTTCTCTGCAGAGTGTCGAACCCATATGGCTGAAGGGTGATTTATATGGCAAGCTTTATACAATTCTTGATTCATCGCAGTATCTGGATGAAAAAATCTTTGGATTCGTCGCCCGTTAGTTGAACGACCATACCATAGCTGCCCGTCAGCAACACGATGGGCAGTAGACATTAGCTGCGCGTACTCAACAACCATTTTGACCACATGCTTATCGCAGTGTTGCTCAGCACAAACTACTGGATCAGGATGTAAATAAAATACATTCATTATTCGCTCGGCTTGTTTTTCTCTAAAACGGATTCATAAATTTCACTGAGAATGGCTTTCTCTTGATGCGACAGCGTATTATACAGTTTTTTTTCTCGTCGTACAACTTTACCTACTTTACGCAACAACTTTGCTTTCTTTCCGTTCATTCTAGAGCCTCTTTGATAGCGGGAAAGTGACCAACGATAATCTCCCAACACTTGCGAGCCACTTCCATATGCTCTTTCTGAGTACCGTTTGCCATGCGCAACTGGCAGTAGTGAATCCACGAGCGAAGCGAACCAGCCATGTACAGAGTTGTCTCGGTGTTGCCTTCGGGTAACACTGCTCGTGCTTGCTCTTTGGCAATGCCGTTCATCAGTGCCCACTGATAGGCGTTTTTAGCATGATTGATTACATTTTGCTGAAGCATATTCCACTTCTCAGCAAGGTGCTTGTCGTCAGTCTCAATGGAGTTCTGTCGATTCTTAGGGTCTTGAAGCCGAGATTCGCGCGTGGTGAAGTTTTCCGATACAGCATAGCGCTGACTAAACTCTTGAAAGGAAAAACTCCTGTGCCGCAATACCTGCCGTGAGATGTCGCGTGTGGTCTTGATCTCCATGGTAATATGCACCATCTCAAGAGGCGACCAATGCTCGTTTTGAATCAGATACTTCAGCAACTTGGGTGCAGTCTTTGCATTGTTCTGATTGCCAGGGTTGCTCACGCGCGCAGCATACGCGACCAGTTCTTCTGCAGTATGGCAACCCGTCATTGCGCTAGGCTTGCTCAGCGCAATTAGATTCACTTCACTCATAGTTTACCTCACAGAATGTTTTTATAAAAAATATGATTATCGATTACAAGTGTTCTTTTTAATGTAGGTGCCCAGAAAGGTTTTACATAGTCTGCATGATAATACAGACTTCCTTCTGTAATGTCAATAGGCTTGTCTTGTATAATTTGAGTTACAAGATTTAAAATGTTTTGATATGTTTCTTCGTCTTGCGGTATGTCACTTTTGCCGTCACACCACCAAGAAAAGTGACACTGATTGCGAACTGGAAGAATGTTGCCTTTCCAGTTTTCGTAGGTAGGACCTTGCTGTATCACTTCACAGATGGTGTCGGGATAGTCTTTGCTGCGTACACGATTCAGCACTACCTGAGCCACTGCGATTTGGCCCGCAAGGGATTGATTGCGGGCTTCAAAATAAGAATTGAGCGCGAGGCATTCGATCTCGCGCTCTTCGTAGATAGGTTCCTCTGGAGCAGCTTTGCTTGAAGAGAGAGGAGGAGAAAGCGGCTGCTCCAGAGGAATACTCTTTGTCGGGCTTTGAATCATCGGGTGAAGTTGATTTACTTTACCGTCACTAGGTTCTATTGCCCATGTGAGAAAACAATACATGGCTACAAGAATAAAAAGAAACTTGGTTTTTGTAATCATGTTACTCTTCTCGGAATTGGTGCCGTCACGAGGAATCGAACCCCGGACATTCTGATTACAAATCAGACGCTCTACCTACTGAGCTATGACGGCATAACTTTTGAATTTAGTATATATCACTCACTCTCCTTCTGTAAGAGACAGATACAGTTGTTCAACAGTGTCAAGCGCATTTAGCAAATGAGCGCCGGCTACAACATCAATCTCCCCATGCTCACGAGCATATAAAACGCAGTGGCGTAAGGCGTCGATGGTGCTGACGCCTTGGATCGGAAACTGAACTACGTTATTCATTGGTTCATCACTCTCCCTCAATTTGCTTCCGACCTGCTTTGCTGCTCCAAAAAACTCTCGGACCTTAGCATCTCCAGCGCCGAAGGCTTTGGCCACATCGCCAAGACAAGTACAACCACCGTCAGCAATAATGTGTCCACTAAGGCCATACGCAGCATCAGCGCATTCAATGACTGCAGATAGTTGTGGGTATCCCACGCCAGTTTTAATACGAGCAGCACACACACCACCAAGATCAATGCCGACTTTAACAATATCAGCTCCACTTAAAATCACTCACCCTTATAGTTTATCAGCACTTGTAACAGTTCCCACTCACCGTAAGTGAGACTGAACTTCTCGCCGCCATTCTTGCGATCAATACAGATGTCGTACCCTTCACCGTTCGACCACTCAGTGACTTCCATGTAGTCATGGTCGCCACTATGCATACAATAGTCTTTGAGTTTTGCGAATACTGCTCGTCTTTGATCTACTTTAATGCTCATGCTTCAACTCCGAAATGTTGTTTCAATTCATATCCCAAACTGTTCATGGGATGATTGGGTGGCGCAATTCGTTTATCCAATACAGCAGCACACTCTCGCACAATCAACTCGGCGACTTGTTGTAACTGGCTTAGTTCGGTTTCAGTAAACACATAGTCCTTGCCATATACTTCTTGAAAGATTTCTAAACGGTTCATTCTTCAACTCCGAAATGTTTATTTTTGACTTCTGGCATTGTCAATATCAAATTCATACAAAATAGCCTGGGCACCAGCATCACCATCTTGACAAGTTTTATACACAATACTAGCACATTCTTGTACAATCAACTCGGCGAACTTTTCCCGTATGATCAGTTGTTTAGATTCCGTTGAGTTACTCACGAACGCAACAGATTTCTCTGCTTCTCGATACAGGTCTTGGATTCGTTCGTTCATAAATCTTCTTTCCACCTTAGGTTGTCAATAAACACTTTGAGTGTACGGTCATCATCTTGTAAACTATACTTGATTACTTCGTCGTCCTTTAGATACTTAACATAAGTACGACCTTTATCATCAATCACTTCAAAGCGAGTTACATTCTTCATAGCACTCAACTCAAAACTATCGAAGATCATATTGTGTAG